TTTTGTTTTTAAATCAAGAGCACTGTCGGTAGGCATGGGCGGGGAAATAAAATCAGTTACGGGCTGTAATTTGTCGGTTACTTGATCTCCAAACTTACTTATTGCAGCAGCATTTTTGGTTCCAAAAATATCTTGAAGAAAAGTTGTTTCTGGAAGGGGGTCGGGAGCCGACATGCCCGTATCTAGCAGTTTCGTTCCAGCAAAAAATTGATCGTAACCAGTTGGTATGAACCCCTGCGCTTCCCGACCAAATATGTCTGTGTAAAATTCACCGCGCCCTAGTGTATCGTATCCGGGTTTTAAAGTATATTGATCGGCATAAACATCAGTAGCGGTTTTTCCTAAAGGAGCCCCTTCTCCTGTGATTGTATTCATAATATTCTGGTTTGGTCCGGTGCCAAAAATGTTTCCAAACTGGGCATCCGATGCCGCTCTAGAAGCTATGTCCGCATCAGAAGCTGCGTAGCCTAAGTTCATTTCTTCCATAAGATTACCGGGTACGTCAGCAAAAGGAGACGCTGCATACTTTGTTCCCTGCTGCACCAGTTTGCCACCTTCAAGAGCGTAAATAGGAGTTTGACCAGTGAAGCTACTTTTAATTCCTCCCATAAAGCTGCTGCCCGGAGCTTTAGAAAATGCGCCCATAGCACCTGCGCTAAGACTTGCTATGCCACCGCTCATAAGACCAGCTTTAAGTGAATCTTTAAGACTTGCCCCGCCAACAAGACTTCCCAGGCCGCCGCCGATAAAGCTGGCTCCAAAAGTTCCTGCACCAAAGCTGGCTCCTAGAAAAGGAATGCCAAAATATGCTGCGGCCAGTGGTATAACAACAGGAGCCGCCTTCTTTGCAATCTTGGCTACAGACTTAACGGCTTTCTTTACTCCTCTAAACACACTTTTAAAGAAGAATTCAGGTAAGCCCGTGTCTGGGTTAATGCTATTAAGCTCGCTGCCAACAACAAATTCTTGTGGGTCTAGGCCCATGCCGCGCATCTGACCAAAGAGAAGTTCTTTAATCTTTGGGTTTGCGTTCAGGACCTCTAGGGGTATGACCGTCTCACCTTCCGCAGCGTGAACTACATATATATCACCATTCCGACCGTACTCTGCCAGCTTCTTGGCTTGTTCGTGCATGGAACCAAGGCCAACTGGGGCAAACTCGTAATCAGGAGACGCCTCTGCAAAAGATTGCAAACCCTTATTCGATATTGTGTGTGTTTGTTGTAGCATCAGGAAAGCTCCAAAACATTGGCAAAGACTTGAATCTTTGCTGCGGTAGCGCAGTTAAATATTAGCGTGTCACCGGCCTCTAAAACAAAAGGACCTGTAAACGACACGTCTGCGGTGGCAGAAGAAGAGGCCAACGTAGCCAACGTGATCTTCTGCAAAATTACCGTTGCCGAAGCGGAGCTATCGGTTATCTTGCAGAATACCACTATCGACGCCGTATGGCTATTATATAAATTGATGTTCTTTACAAGTGCTTCGGTAGCCGCTGGGCATGTATATACAACTACATCCCCTGTAGAACCTACCGTCGTTACTATATTCTTGTAAGCAGAAGCCATCAGTCCATAAACCAGTTTAAACCATTAGTGTCATCTTCTCCGCTAACAACAGCAGGGAAGTCTATCTTTGTAAGAGCCATCTCAAGATCACGCAATATTCTTACAAAAGTCTCTGCGTCGTACTCATCAGGAGCCATGGGCATACTGTGATCTAATAAACTAGACATTAGCGGCTCCCGTCAGGACGTATATCAAGGCGAAGATCACCCAGCGTCCACGTTATATCTGTTGTAGAACTCTCAATGCGTAGCGCAGCTTGCCGTGACCGGCTTCTAAGAAAAGCCTGCTGGGTGCTAGAGGTTACTGCATTGGTAGAATTAGTAGCCAAGCTATCTCCTGGGAAGTTGCGCGTCTTCAATACGTAATCTACCGAGGCGGCAGCACTGGTGCTTGTAATGTCAATGTCTGGTATCAAACGACTTACAAACATAAACTGTTGCCCGTCCCCAAGGTCAAAGTCAGCAGACTCAATAAACGAAGTCATGGCAGAGCCATCGTCATCGTCACCTGTCTCATGAATGTAGACAAAGTTTGTAGAGTTAGAAATCCCACAGGCTCTTGGATTATCGTGAACGCCATAGTCAACCCAAGCTGTCCTTGACAGAGTTCCCAGATCCCAAGTGTTCTCCGTAAAGTTAAACTTAACGTAGCGGTCTATTTCCGTAGAATCTGCGGAGGGGTAGAACCAGAACACCTCGTCAAACATCTTGTTGGAAGCTGCAAAGCATTTAAAGCTCTGCTCCAGATTGATGTCATCAAACACATACCTGAGAAGAGTGCAGGGAATAACCTGAACACGACCTGTGTAAACGTAGAAGTTCTCACGGTCCATCCAGAACACCTTGTCTCCAACAGTTGTTACCGCATTTGGTCCAATAATAGACACGTTGTTTGCTAACATACTGAAACCAAAAGTGAACGGAGGACCTGTAAAACGCATAGCGTGAAGCGCAGTGTCCGTCCAGATAAGCATCTCCTGACGAGTTTTCTGTGCCGATATAATCTCTGATCCAGAAGATATACGTTGGGAGCCAGCCGTGTTTGTAGCGGTAGGTGTCCAATCTGCGGGGTTCTCTTGGTCAGACCAGCGAACCATCAACAAATCTTGATCTGTTTCATCTAACGGATTACATCCAAAACAAACCACATGCCGATCTGAACCTGAAACCATTATTCTGCGGGTTATAGTAGGAGCACCAGACGCATTAGGCTGAGAGGCAAGGTCCGTGGCCCGTGAACCAAGGCCCAGTGTCTTATCCCAGTAGTACGGGGTTCCGTCGAAGACATTAAGCAGTAAGTCTTCACCCCAATTGTCCTGACTGTACAAGCGAATGTTTGATCCTGTGTTTGCCGCAGTGCTAGAGGATGCTCCCCACCCTACAAAGTCATTTGCTTCTTTTACCACTGCTCCGTCACCATGAGAAGCGGCACTAGTTCCACGAGCACCTCGAACAACACCTGCATTAATAGTATGAGTAGATTTACCTGTGTATTGAATTAACTCACTGCCTATCAGCATAAGTCCGACAAAGGTTACCGCGTCGCCACTAGAAGAAGTAGCCACTGTCGTTCCGTCATCTGCGCGGGTCAAATCACCAAATACGTTGCTTACATTTGTTCCGTAACGTATTTTCTCACTACCTATTAGAAGCGTACCTTTAGCCGGAAACCCGCTGGAATCTGCCACAGGAACAGACGAACTAAGGACTGTAAGGTTCGCGCTTGTTGTAGTAGCCGCCGTTTCAAAGTTAGCCGCACTTGTTAGGGTAAACGAGGTCACACTGTCGTTTATTCCACCACTATCATTAAGGGTGGTCTGTGAATATCCTGTTGTTACACCGCTCCAGAGACCGGCTCCAAAGCCTGTCCCTGTTACAACCGTATTAAGACCTGTGTTGATCTGATAGTTGGCAATAACAGCAGACCCACCGCCAGCAGTGGTTCCAGAGGAAGCCGTACCTGTAGTTGTGATTTGATAACTGTTAGAGTCTACAACGGTTACCTCATGCTCAATGTTTAACTGAGCCGTGGTTATGCCGTCCGTTGCCGTAGCACCACTAAAAGTAACGTAATCTCCTGTTACTGCACCATGTGCGGGAGCCGTTACGGTAACAACCGTAGCACCAGAAACAACAGCCCCTGTTGTTAGTGGGTTGGCTCCAAGCGTAACGGTAGACCTTATAGGTGTAATGTCGTTGTAGCCGCCACCTTCTTCTATGTAGAACTTGGCTTCTGTGCCAAGTCCCATAAACTTGGATCCGTCCAATGCTGCCCAGACATGTAAGGAACGTCCTGTCCCCTCTATAGTATTGCTACTTAGGCGAGACCAACCACCCATCTTTTCAGGTCTGCCTTTGCGAAAACGAATTAAGTCAGAGTTAAACCAGCCGTTCTCATCACCGTAAGATGTAGTCTCACGATTAACTCCAGGCTTGAACTGTATCTTGGACAAAGGCATCTAGCTTCCTTTTATTATATCTTCCAGAGCATACCTGCCATCAAAAGGATAAGAGAACCTGCACCTGTAATCATCACTAGCTCAAGGCGTTTTATACGCTCAATGGTTTCTTTCCATCGTTCAGCGCAAACAGCTTCGTGTGTGTTTAGTTTAGCTTCTACATCTTTGACTTTAGCCATTTTTTATTCCTACAGCTTTGCTTTTTCAGCGTCTATTAAATTACGATTGTTTTGTAACCAAGTCTTGCCATCATCCGTAAGAACAGCTTCGGCTAATTTGGTTGGTGTCTCCAAAGATTCAAGCCTATCAATTTCTATCTGTGCTTTCTCAGCAGTGGTAAGATCGACGGCTGTGTGCGTCAGCGTTACTGTCTGCTTGTCGCCGTCTATCGCAGTAGTTGTTGGGCCACGCTTCTTAGTAGACGTAACTTCTTCTGTCACCTCAACAGCTTTTACAAGGACATATTTGCCTAAGTCCACAGGACGTTGGTCACCTGTAAAGACTACATCCCCACCTGTTTGCTCTGGCAGTTGAAGTCGGCTAACTGTGCCGCCCAAATTTGTAACTGACCCATCTGATTTTTTAAGTAAATAATCCATAATTTTTTCCTATGCTGGAGGCCAAGCTGCAAAAACTGTTGTTCCCAAAGGAATTGAAGCATTAGGCGTTGAGCTTACCGTTAGCCCTGATTGTGCTGCTGCAAATGCTGCTGCTGCACCAGAGTAGTTTCCTGTGCCGTCAATATTTGCATCAAAATTTTCAGTTAGGTTAGACCAAGTAAAACTTTTACCAGTTCCTCCGTTAGTAAACGTATAACCTATTGCTACACCCCCGGCTGATATATCCAAATTTGTAGACATAGCAGATGCACTTGAAGAAATAGACGCACTTCCAGAATCTTCCATTGTTCCAATGTTATAAGCAGCCCACACGCCGATACCAGTTCGATTTGCTGCTCTAGCCCAAGTAACTATAATATCTGCGCTTGTTCCCGATGTTATAGACCCAGCCCATATTTGTGCAATTGTATGATCTGTGTGTAACACTGAAATTAATTTGCTTAACCCCGTACCGCCAACAGTAACTGAAGTGCAATCATCAGTGCCGCCACCGCCACCTGTTGTTCCAACAGAAACAATAATTACTCGATTGTCGGCTGCCGTGCCAATTGCAGTGCTAGAAAAAGTTCTAACTGCTGTAGACGCAGTGGTGCTGTCAACATTTGCAGTAAATGTAATTGTAGCAACGTTTGGATTATGAGGTGAGTAAATAGGTATCAGGCTCATTGTAGAGCTACCACGTTAAGATGTTTAAACGAGCCAACGACAGTACTGTACATCATAAAATCGTCTCCGTTCGTTGTCGTTAGACTATCGCCTGTGACGATTGTGTAGCCAGAGGTAGTTAAAGTACCTGCCGAACCATTATTTGTGTACTGAACTACAATGGTAGACAGTTGCGACTGAGGTGCAAGAGTATGTGCGCCACCATTAATACCCGATTGTATATTACCATTTA